TCTGAGAATGTTAAATTCTGTAAATCTGTAGTCTTTAGGAGTTCGTATATTCTTCGGTCTGGTTTAGCATCAGGTAATGGCATTAGTTCAACAACCCCTGCCAATCTGCACGGACACTTTCGACCGCTAATTTAACCAGAACCAACCTTCTAAGTTCGTCTTCATTCAATGATTCTACACTAATTGGGTTACCTACCTCTGGCAGAAATTCCCCTGGAGCTAATTGTCCGGTCAATGCTTCGAGGGTTTGACCCTTCAACAACGCATAGACGCGGGCTTCTCTATTCTCGGCAGCTGGTAAAGGCATATCATAACCCCAATAATAACATGAAATAACCCACCATGTTATCTGGCAATTGCGCCATTTGAGCAGGTGGTTGAACCGGTGCAACACTAGGTGGTTTAACTTGGATTGGCGGCGGTGTATAAGCCGGCGGAATTGGATATTGAGGGGGTTTGAATCCTGGCGGCCGATTCTCCGGCCTGTCTGTAATTCCCATGTAATCACTTCAGTTGCTTTTCTCTCATTTTGCAAATTCGCTCAAAGGTCTCCAGATCTTTAGTTGAAATATATCCAACCATAAATAGCCGTTTGGCTTTGCTCATTATTTCTTTGAGTCTTCTGCGCCCTGCGGCCTTAGTCATCTTTGGCATTTTTTCACCATCACGCGTTAGTCAAGAATTGTGCCTTGAAGTTTAGGTTAACAGGAATGCGGTATGAGTTGAACAACGGTTGCATTGAAGCTGGAGAAGTCATTGGAACTCCACCTACTACGTTTCCGAGTGCATCGACTACAACCGCGCCTGGAGTTTCAATTTTTGAACCATCAACGCTTGTGCAGAATGCCTTGACGACAGTTTGGCCTTGAAGTGTGTCTCCAATTGAGTTAGAGGTTTGCAAATCAACCAATTCGTTAGTTGCTCCACCTGTAGGGGTGACTACAAAGATTCTAGATACTCCAGAAGCGGTGTAAACGCATAGTGCAGCTTCACGGTCCGCGGCGGTGTTATTCATCACGCGCAGTTTGTCTCCGGCTTGTAGGGTGAAGGGGGCGCAGAGTTGAGAAGCCTCGAACGCGACCCCCTTCAGTCCGACAGGAATAATGCTTGCAACCAGACCCTGTCTGAGAATGTATGCGTATGCAACGCCGTTATCACAAGTGACTAAGCCTGATACGACCGTTTTACCTTGAGCATAGTCTCCAATGTTTTGTGCAGATACTGTATAAGTTGTATCTGTTGTTAAATCTGATTCGGTACCTTCAGCTAGCTCCGCTTTTAGTGGGATATTTGTCCCATCTGAACAAACAAGCACTCCGTTTACAGTGTTAGTTGCCATTTTACAGCTTCACCCCTATTCCGAGTGGCTTGAAGATGTTGCGATTTACGTTGGAGATAGGTCGGCGGAGTAGTTTCTTTGCCATTTTGAACCCAATACCGATACCGATAGCTTGTACAGCCATTGATTGATAGTTGTTCATGAAGTTAGTTTGCATTCCAGCAAAAGCTATTCCTGGATTTGTAATCAATTCTGTTAGAGTTAGTTGTTCTGCGCCTGTAATAGTCATTGCAGTGCTGCCAGAATATGAAATCTGGCCAACGGAAATATCAGAACCGCCAGTAATAAATCCAACCGGAGAATTTCCGGCTAGACCTGTCGTCAATAAGTTAGCGTATGCGTATGATTCAATCGCGTTTATCACGCTAAACATTCGTGGGCCTCGTCGTGTTCGCTTCTTTCTGCGTCGTGCCATGCCTCACTCGGGGTCTTTGGCGGTAAATAACCCTTTATCGTCTCTTTCGACTAATTTAGCCGGATTCTTTGCCATATTATCTTGAATAATTTGCATTAACATCATTTGCATAGGATTTACGGGTTCAACGTCACCAATTGGCAGGTTTTCTATCGTATTTTTCAAAGCTTGAGCAATTTTTTCATCCAGGATCTGGAATTGTTCTCCAATAAACTGAATAGACCAACGCAGATGCAACAAAAAACCAAGAAAAACAGTCAATACACACGCGCCCGCGATAAGAAGGCTCTCCATCATACCCTCATCGGCCCGCCATCGGTTCTTAATCCTCGCCGTGCCGGCCCTCCGCCGCATAATCTTCTTATTCATGTGGGTAGTGCGAAGCACAACCAGCGTATGCTCTATTGCGAGAGTGAACGCAAATCAAAGATTTGCTGCGGCGGGGTGCCCCTATCGGGGCAATTGTAATATATACCGATACTGTCCCAAAAACGAGGTTGTAATACAATGATGAGAATTAAGGGTTTAGAAAATTGTCCGAAGAATAGATGTTACGTCTTTAGTCGGGGCAAATATCAATTCTGTTCATGTGGTGGAGAAGAATGAGATTAGTATGCCGAAAATGTGGCTTAGAATGCGATGCTACGACGTTTGAAGAAGTCGAGCAAATTCAGAGAATGACTTGTGGAGCTGGTGGGACACATAGGTTGGTTGGTCGAGCATGATAATTTGGGATTTATGTTCTGGCTTAGGTGGATGGACTCAAGCGTTTGAAAAACACGTTTACAGATTCGATAATTCGGACTTGGTGCAACACGTTCCAGGAACTTTCCAAGAAGACGTTTTAGATTGGAAAAAATGGGTCTTGAAATATCCAAAGCCAGACGTAATTGTTGCTAGTCCTCCATGCCTGGAGTTTTCTAACGGATATAATGCGCCTAGACCTAAAGCAAAAAGAGAAGGAATTGAGTTCAATCCAGATCTAAGTTTATTGAAAGCTTGTAAAGAAATAATTGAGTTTCACAATCCTAAATGGTGGATTATAGAAAACGTAGCAGGTGCGAGTAAAGATTTCACTAAAGAGTTGGGTATGCCTCCGCGTCAAATAATTGGGCCGATGTTACTTTGGGGGTATTTTCCTTATCTCCCAATTGCACACGCAACGATGGGCGAAAATGGAAAATCTCAAATTTGGAATATAGGTGACCCGTTGAAAGCAAATAAACGAGCAATGATTCCTCTGGAGGTTTCGCAAGCGTTGTATGATGTTTGCTACAACCAACAAACATTGAAAGAATGGGGGTTTGAATTGCTTGGCTAGAAATAACCTTCATTCGTTTACGTTAAATTTGCCCGCGTCTATGGCGGTTAGGTCCGTTGATAGAGGTCAAAAGTCTAAATTTGTTAGTAAGGCGATTAGTTGGTATGCACATTTTCATTGCACTTCATGGATTGATAAAGACGGTAATTTATGGAGAACGGGCCAACAAATTAAACGAAGATACATAGATAGGAGAATTATTGATTTTATTCGGGTACATGAGCAATTGCTTGAGACAGTGCAAGAGCAAAAACAAACAATAGAAGAATTAGAAAAGTCTCAATCCTTTATTAGTAAAATGCGCAAAAAATGGTCTAAATGACCTGTTTACCCCCCATTCGAGGGTCATTCTTGCAATCTTTCAACCGTGAGGTCTAGGATTCTGGCCACTGCGACTATTTGTCCAAACATTCCATACGAACCATGCGCGCCCAGGGCGGGATTCTCCCAAGCGGCCTCCGCAACTTCTGCACCTGCAAAACCTCCAACTGCGCCAATCCCTGCACCGACAATAGGCATTCCAACTAACGCACCAAGTATTCCACCAACACCAGCACCAACTCCGGTAAACACTATGTTAGAAGTGTCGAACCAATCCGACAATTGGCTATCATCCATATCTTTCCAATTTTCTGGCAGATATCTTTCTAAATATCCTAGTAATACGGTCGAGACTAATAACAAACCAGCATTACTAGACAGCACTTCAGTTATTGGAGACAAAATGCGATTTGCAGTATAGGCAGTTGTTGCAGTATCGAGCAACTCTCTTTCAGCTCGACCCAGTACTATTTCGTGTCTCACGATATTATCTGGCTTTGGTTTAGGCATCCGGCATCACTCCGGAGGTGTTGGCCAATTGTCCGCAGCGTCGTTTGCTGATTCGTAGGTTTGCGGTAAATCTCGAAGGGCTTGGCGAAAGTCTTTCCAAGCTTGAGACATTGTCCTATCTTTGACCGCCCGCCAATCTGTTTCTTTCAATTGGTAATTTCTTTCTGAGCGAACGGTTTTCCAATCCAGATCTCTAACAATTGTTTCGACGAGTGTTTCTCCATCATAGATTTCTTCTGTACGATTCATAATTTCACCCAAACTTCAACGCCATGTTAATTCTGTTATCTTCTTCTAATCTGGCACCGGATACCACTAACGTAGCTGGAGTTGTCGCGGCGTTTGTATCAAAACAAATACCTCTTGTCGCTGATGTAAAACCGAAAGCGTCTGCGAGTCCGATAGATGGAGTTCCTTGGTCGTTGATACTGTATAACCCAGGAGTTCCAGAACCGCCGTCAACTCCTCGAATACCATACCAATAAGTCTCGCCAACTTTGAGACTAATTGTGCTACTAAATGATGTCTGAGTTTTTTCTCCTGTTGAGGTAGTAGTGAAGGTTGCGCTCCCAAGTAAAGTTGTTGGCAATCCCTCATCATTTGGTTCATAGATTGCAGCTACCACACTACTAGACGCAGCCGCTGCACCTACTGATA